CTCGCTTTCGCCTGCAAATTCAAGAGTTCCAAAAGACTGTGCCATATCTGGCACGACATATTTCATTTCCATAGTGTTTTACCTCGTTTCTTTCTATTTTTGATAAATTGATTGTGATTTCTTATTCTGGCGGTTAAGGAAGTACCAGCAATCCCACAGATAGTAAAGGGTAAAATAAATGCTTACGCACCCTTGACTATCCGTGTTCTTGCAGGTAAGTAGCAGACAAGCCAGAATAAGAGGAAGTCTGCCGTTTGACAGTTTCGGCGGAGAACGTGATTTTTCTTTCATCATCATACTGTTACCGCCTTATGATTTTTTCACTTTACGGCGTTTGTAAAGATATGTTCCAGCTAGTCCAGCACCAGAAGTCAGAAGAAGTGCAAGCAGTCCGTAAAGATTGGTACTGTCGCCCGTTTTGGGACTGTCTGTTTTCTTTGGTGTATCGGGTGTCTGTGGTGTTTCTGGCTTCTCTGGTTCTTTCGGTTCTTCGGGTGTTTCTGGTACTTCTTTGATAGTAACCGTCTGTCCGTCGTCCTCAATGTCTTTATGTTCCGTAACCTTTTTCGGTTCATCTGGATTGCTTAAATCATACAATTCTTCAAAGGTTACAAGCTGTTTACCCCCAAGAGAAGAAGCGTCAAACGTAAAGGCAATCTCTACTTTCATGCTTTCTTTATCAGCGATAAAGGAATAGTCATTCTCTACACGTTTTCCATTGATAAGAAGTTCGGCATTTTCTTCTTTCAACATCTGCCAGCCTTTCAACTGATATTTTGTGCCGATTTCCAAGCCCTCTAAAGTAACCGTATCAACGATTGTAACGTCTTTTCCTGCTTCAATCTCTTTGTTGCCGTCTTTATCCGTAGCAGTCGTATGTATCTTGATGATACGTTCTGTAATAAAAACAGTCTGCCCGTTGTCGTCAATGTCCTTGTGTTCTGCAACTTTTACGGGTTCATCTGGATTGCTCAAATCGTATAATTCCTCGAATGTTACCAGATTTTTACCGCCAAGCTCGGACGCATTGAATGTATAAGTAATTTCCACGTTCATAGCTTCATCATCAGCGACAAAGGTATAGTCATTTTCTACACGTTTTCCATTGATAAGAAGTTCGGCGTTTTCTTCTTTCAGCATTTGCCAGCCTTTCAACTGATACTTTGTGCCTTTTTTCAAGCCGTCCAGCTTCACGGTATCAATAATCGTGATTTCTTTTCCTGCAAGGATAGTTTTTTCGCCGTCCTTGCTGGTCGCTGTGGTATGGATTGAGATTTCTTTTTCGTATTCATCAGTCAATGTACCTAAATCAATGACAAGATTGTTTCTTGATACTACGATTTCAAAGGGTGGGATAAGCTCAAAGCCTTTGTTGCTTTCACATTTTAATTCTTCAATGATGTAAGTATCGTAAGGCAATGCCCCCTTGCTGTCGTCTGGTTCAGAAGTTCCAAACCACACACCGTCCTCACTGGTCTTTCCTGCGTTGGTATTGTGTTTATGACTAGCCCAGTCAGCAGAAGTAGAAAACTGCCCGTTCTTATCAGTTACCACAACATGACTTTCGCCTGTTGTCTTGCTTGTGATCCTAAAAGGAACATCAGCAAGACGCTTGTGTGTGCCTGCACCAATCTTTACGCCCTCAATATCGCCACGTTTCACTTGATTGTAGATTGAGTGTGCTTTGTCGGTTAAGTCCACAATTTTTCCGTTTTCTGTGATTGCAAAATCAATCGCTTTTGCACCGTCTGTCAAGTAACCGTCTGGAGCTTCACTCTCAACAATACGGAAGTTTCCATAAGGTAAAAGGTCGGCAGAAGTAGAAGCGATACCCTCAATATCCGTATGGATTGTTTTTACCACTTCATTTTTCTTGTATAGCTTGCCCTCAACCAATACCGCATTATCATTTAAGGAAATAATGTCAAAGGCAGTATCTTTCAAGGTCGCACTTCCTTGTGGCTTTGTATCGCCCGTTTCTAAATCTCGTTTTTGGATTTTCACACCGCCACGAATGACTTTATCTGATACATAAAACTGGTTACTTCCCGTCAATACGGCAAGGTTGCCGTCCTCTGTAATCTGTGTTACATACAAGCCCTTAATCTGTTCGGACTTGTCGCCAGCCTGCATATATGCACCGTCCAGCAAGTAGCCGTTTGGAGCTTTTGTTTCTTCAACGGTTAGTGTTCCTAATGGAAGAACCGCTTTACCGTCCTGCATATAGCGATTGTCTTTGTCGTCCATGTACGAGTAGCTTTTTCTGGAAGATTGTTCTTGTTGTAATAACCGTCATAATATTTCCATGTAAACTCCGCACCTGCTAGAGAAGCGTTTCCTTGTGGGTTGTCTTTCTGTGTTTCCATGTCGATTTTGAAAAGCTCAATCAAAGTGTCTGTTACTTTCGGTGTATCTGATATATTCAAGGTCGCTGTTTTTCCGACTTCTACCTTTAAGGAATAGACAGTATCATCAACCTTATAGCCTTTCGGAGCGGATAACTCCTTGATATAGACTGTTCCTGCTTTAACCTCTACAATCTCTGTATTGCCGTTACTATCAGTCGTAAGGGTGGCAAGCTGTTCGTTACAGTCTTTATCAGAAAAGACACCGTAAGTTGCACCAGCGATTGAATAGTTGGTGTTGTTCTCTGTAATGCTGGCATTACTGGAAGATTTCTTCAATGTGGCATTTCCGACATTTAAGTTCGCCCAGAACTGTCCTAGTTCCTGCCCCTCGCCAGAGTAGATATAACCGCCACATTCATAACGGTCTTTATTCTCTTTGACAAAGGCTTTCGCCCCTGCGAATACTTCGTCTTGCGTTGCCTTTGGGATTTCATCATAAGAAGCTCGCACGTTATCACATTGCCAGCCAAGATGTACGCTCAATCTCTGCCAGACTACAAGCTGTCTTAAAAGGTAGGCGTGATTGTTGCTTATTCCACTGTGGCTGTCTGTGTACTGTTTTACATATTCAATGGATAAGGCAACGTCGCTTATCTGGTCGGCAGTCATGCGTGAGCTTGCGTCAGCTCTGGTCTTATAACCATTTTTGAAGTCTGTGTTAATGTCGATACAGTAAGCGTCCTCGCCCTCAACGGTCAAATGCCCCTCGTTAAAGGTAGAACCAATCGAACCGTCATTCATAACTTTTTCAACGATACCGACACGCTCGTTGGATTGCGTCCAGTATTGCTTACTTTCCGCATGAACGGGTGTACTCGGTAAGGTGGTAACGACAGTCGCTAGGGCAAGTACGCCCGTACACAATCGTTTCAATATCTTTTTCATAAATCTAATGCTCCTTTCATTTTGGGTAATAAAATAGCCGTCCATAATGAACGGCTGGAAATAGAAAAGGAACGTCATTTTAGGCGTTCCATAGTCTATGAAATATTCAATTTTTGTTGTTTCAATACTGATGTGCTTTTGTCATAAGTCGGCATATCTAGGATAATCTCATATATCAAAGCTCTATCCGTGGTAGTAAATTAGTAGTATTTTAGAAGTTTTAAATCCTTAAATGTGCCGTAAAATCAATACTTTTTGAGGATAGTTTAAGAAAATATTTTATTTTTTGTGCGAAGGAGGGGCAGGGTGAAACGATACATATTTACATGGCAGGCTCTATATCTGATTGATTTGGTATTGATGTTTATGGCCACTATTTTATGTGGGTTACCCTTATTATGTGATGATAGGAGATTAAGAAAATGCTGACAGTTGAAGAATTGGAAAAGCTGCGACAGGAGCGGCTGGATGATGTTGATATAAATACCCTGACAGAATTAAAAAACATATCGGTTGATACCTCCCTTTCTAAGGAAAAGCGTATTGAAAAGCTGCTGGTTATTGGAATCAACCCTTATCTTTTCCGTGTGGGAGATATGAAAATTAAAGTAGTGTATTCGAATACAGGAAAAACATTATCGGATATCATAGAAAATTTAGTAGAGAAAGCGGAATTTTAAGCTAAAGTACGGATGATAAAAAAGATAAAAAAGAAAAATCAGGTTAGATAGGTATGGACAACCGATTCGGAACATGGTAAAATAAAGCCGGAATAGAACTTAAGATTAAGCAGATCCTGCTACTTATTTGTTGTATAGCCATTCGTTTCAGGTGGTTCATACAGCTAACTAATAAGTGGTTAGGAGCTGTTTTTATGTTTAAAAAGTATAATCAAATCTTTCGCACGTACTCTTATCTGCGCTTGTCTGTAGAAGACGGTGATCGGGTTGAGAGTGACAGCATCAAAAATCAAAGAGTTATAGTTAACCGCTATAAAGACGGACATCCAGAAATTCATTTGGTTGGTGAAAAAGTCGATGATGGATACACTGGTACTAATTTCAACCGCCCAGGCTTTAAAGAGCTGCTGGAACTTATTAAAAAGGGTTTAGTTGACTGCATCATTGTAAAGGATCTTAGCCGTTTGGGAAGGGATTTTACGGAAGTGCTGCGGTATGTCCAACGCCGGTTCCCTGAGTGGGGGATTCGTTTTATTGCAATTGACGATAACTATGACAGTGAAGATGAATCCTGCCAGCAGGATTTTCTAACATTACCCATTAAAAGTTTATTGAATGAGAGTTATCCGGCAAATACAAGTATCAATATCCGGAACACATTAAAAGCAATGCGTGAGCAGGGCCTGTTTGTTGGCGCTTTTACGCATTATGGATATTTAAAAGACCCGGAGGATTATCACCAGCTGATCCTTGATCCGGTTGCTTCTGATGTTGTTCGGGATATATTTTTGTGGAAATTATGCGGCATGAGCCAGGATGCTATAGCAGCGCGTCTGGACAGTCTTGGTATCCTGACGCCTTCTGACTATAAGGTATCGAAGGGGATTCAATATAAAACCACTTTCAAGAAGTATGAGCGCAGCCATTGGACTGCAGTAGCTGTAGGCAGGATACTCCGTGACATTACTTATGTTGGGATACTGATTCAGGGTAAAACCACTACGCCTAATTTTAAGGTTAAAAAAATCATACATAAAGAGCAGGATGATTGGGACATTGTGGAAGGCGCTATCCCTCCGATCGTGAGCTGGATTGATTTTATGATTGTCAACCATTTATTAGAAAGGGATACACGGACTGCGCCAGGCCAGGACACCGTTTATCTTTTCTCCGGCCTTTTGGAATGTGGTGACTGCCATCAATCCCTTGTACGAAAAGCCATAAAATATAATGAAAAAGAATACGGATACTACGTGTGTTCGACAAATCGAGGCAATAAAAAAGGATGTTCACCGCATCGGGTTGCTGAAACTAAACTTAAAAAGAATCTGCTTCTGCTGATACAGCACCATATTTCCGTGATGGCGGAATTGAAGTCGATTCTGAACTATGTGGAGACAATTCCATTTTCTGACCGCAAGGTCGAAAAGGAAAGCAACCGTATGGAAATGTTAAAGAAGGAATACCAGTGGAATCTAAAGCTGTCTACTTCTCTTTACGAAAGTTATCAGGAGGAAATTCTTACAAAGGAGGAATACCTGCAGATGAAAAAACAGTATTCCGAGCGTTGCGTGGAACTGGAGAAGTTGATGGAGTGTCAGCAGGAGGAAAGCCGTAATATATTCAGGAATATCTGCGGAAAAAACAACTGGATTGATCACTTCCTGAAATTCGGAAAAATCGAAGATTTGGATCGGAGACTGGTAGTCAGCCTTATCAAAAGCATACAGGTCACGGCACAGGGAAACCTGGAGATTACGTTTTGGTTTGAGGACGAATACAGACAGACATTAGATAGGATTAAACAAATTCATTCAGAATTGCCCAATCCTAAAATGCAATTCTTCCTAAAAAAGTTGGGGGAAGGAGGTGCTTTGTGTGGCTAGAGTCAGCAGAAAAACTTCTAAAATCCCACAACAGGTTCCTGCCTTTAAAGAATCCAGGTGGGGGTCTTACGGAAGATTATCGGTGAAAAGTAACAAGAAAGATGATTCAATCAAACATCAGCTCCAGATGAACCGGGAGTTTATTGCTAAAAATATAACCGATGGAATCCTAGCTGGCGAATACTATGATGATGGTGTTTCAGGCACAACATTTAACCGGCCTGGATTCGTGGAACTGCTTCAAGATATTAAGAGGGGAAAGATTAATGCTGTAATTGTGAAAGACTTCAGCCGTTTTGGAAGAAACTATCTGGAGGCCCTGGAACTTCTGGAGGTGGTATTCCCGGAAATGGATGTGAGATTTATCAGCATTGATGATGCATATGATAGTGCTGATCCACGCTGCAGTAAAGAACGGCTGGTTTATATCATTAAGCACTTAGCTAATGAATACTATGCGCGTGTTGTATCAAAGAAATTGACGCAGGCGCATGAATTGAACCGTGGACGCGGGGAGTTTTGGGGAGCCAGACCTCCATATGGATTTGAGCGTTCTGAAAAGAACAGAAAAATATTAATAATTGATTGGGATGCAGCTAAAATAGTAACCGAAATTTTTAATATGTTTGTCCTAAAAGAATATACTTATTTCAAAATTGCGAAATTGCTTAATGAAGAAAGTGTTCCATGCCCGGAGGCATACTACCAAATAAAACATGGGAAGAAAGAGAAGGTGCTAAAGAACCCGGAAAAATATCTATGGACAAGAGAAACGGTGTCAAGGATTATTCAAAATCCGGTATATATAGGATGTCTGGTAACCCATAAAACAGAGCAGAGTTATTATAAAAACCAGAAGATTAGAAGAGTTCCACGGGAAGAGTGGAATATAGAGGATGATGTTTTGCCGCGTATTATTGGAAAGACAATTTACGATGAAGCCCAAAAGCGGGAAAAGCAGGCATGGCTGAATAATTTCACCAGGGAGAATGATAAAAAACACGGACTGTTTAGAGGAAAAATTATCTGTGGAATTTGTGGCAGGCACATGTCACAGAACAGATATAAGACAAAGAAAGGGCTTTGCTTTGAATATCATTGTCCAGGGCATGATGTGGCACCAGGCCAATGCAAAGCTAAGTTTATAAATGAAAAAGATATTTTAAAGGCAGTAACGGTTCTTTTAGATAAGTGGGTAAGTGTTGCTATAAAGGAAAAGAACGCATATAGGAAGAATGCATTTATACCAAAACTTAGAAAGGAATATCAGAAGCGTTTGATGAATGCAGACATTGAGTTGCAAAGTATAACTTTGAAACAGCAGCAATTATATGAAGACTATGTCGGAGGACTTTTGGATAAAAGAGAGTATGTCCAAATAAAAAAACAAAATTCTGATAGAATAGAAAAGCTGGTGGAGGAAAAGGGAAAACTTCAGATGGAACTTAATGAGGCGATTGAAAAATATTCCATGAAAAATAAATGGTTATCTGCCTTACTGGATAACCGTGGAGAATTATGTATTACTGCAGAAATTATAAATGAATTGATCAAGGAGATCCGAGTTGTGGACAAGACCTCAATAGAAATCCATTTCAAATTTAAAGACATTTTTAACATAGATTTAGAAGCGGAGGCGGTGTAGATATGGTAAAGAAGTATTTGTTTTTTTATGAGCGGCTTTCAAGGGAAGACGGAGATGATGAAAGTTGTAGTATTGGAAACCAGAGAAGGATATTACAGAGATTCAGCGAGGAAAATGATGAATTTGCAGATTATGAGGTAGAGGAGTTTATTGATGATGGATATACAGGGACAAATTTTGACCGGCCCGATTTTCAAAGAATGATGGAAAAAATAAGGTTCCTGTATGGCAATGTAATCGTAGTGGTGACCAAAGATTTTTCACGTCTGGGACGTGACACAATTGACACGGTAAACTATCTGGAAAAAGTTTTTCCATTTTTAGAGGTCCGATATATTGCAGTGAATGATGATTACGATAGTAAAGATTATCCAAATGGACTTGATTTTGAAAGTAAATTTAAGAATTTAATTAATGGGATATATCCGTTACAGACATCATGTGCACAGAAGAAAATGAAGATGGAAGAGGCCAGGCAGGGGAAACATAATGGTCCCGTTCCCTTGTATGGCTTCCAATATACGCAAGACCGCGAGTATGAAGTGGATCGGGAAGCTGCTACCGTAGTGCAGATGATTATGGATCTTCTGGAAGAGAAAAAAAGTTTTAAATTTATTATTAGGTATTTGGCTGAAAAAAAGATAGAAACACCCAGCCTTTATTTGACACGGAAGTTTGGTGTGAAATTGAGTAAAGTAAGTAAGTCTCCTGTATGGAATCGAGTGACCATATTAAAGATTGCAAGGAATAAAGCGTATCTAGGATATTCTGTTCGCCATAAAGTAGAGACATATGTACCAGGCACAAAGAAGAGCAGGAGTGTTTGCCGAGAACAGCAGATCTTGGTAGCTGACCGGCAGCCGGCAATTATCCGGCCGGAACAATTTAATAATGTAAACCGGTGGCTTGATGAGAGGGCCGAGCAAATTGGCCATAAAAGTGTTGGACGAGAGAAAAAGCAAAGAGTTTCTGCATTATACAAGAAAGTATATTGTACGAATTGCGGACATGCTTTGACCAGAAGAAAAGATGGTAACTACGATGTGTATTTTTGTTTGGATAAAAGGGAAAATCCTTTATCAACCTGTTCCTTTGAACCAATTGAAACAAAAACCTTAGAAGCCGCAGTTTTGGAAACTCTACAGTTTAATATGGGGCTGTTTACAAATAGTAAGAACAAAATGATACGATTTTTAAAGAATAATATAAGTGGAAAGCGAGAAGAAGCAACTCGTTATTATGATTCAATAGAGTCAATAAGCCATAAGAAAATGGATTTATATGGGGAATATCAATCAGGGAACTTGATTAAAGAAGAATATATAAAATGTTATTCGGCAAATTAAACGCTGCCGTTTCCGTCAGATTAAAACGGGTCTTTCAGAGCACCTAACGATGGGATGAAGCATATATTTTTGGACGC